GTACTGTACCATCTTGACATTGGAATATCTTGATTGGTACATTGGGAACGGCAACTGCACCTGAATTGTAGATGTAGGCTTTCTTGATCCTCAGTCCGGCATATTTAGAACCTGCGATTGATGTGAACACACCTTTGAAGATGGCTTCTTCAGGAACTGGATTGATTTGTTGCCATTGTTGGACGAATAGTCTGGATGTCTGGAATAGAACCTGATCTAACCTTGCCCCTGCAAAGTCCTTCAATGCCTTCTGAACACTTGTCTTCAGTTCAAGATATGCCGTCTGTTGGATGTCCTTCCAGACTTGTGAAAAGGTCACCTGATCGCTCGATGCAACCTTGTCGATCAGTTCAGTTGACATTCCCGGATACTGATTAATGTACACACCGGATTCTGGTTCAACTGTTGAGCAACCCCGTAAACCGATATAATCAAGAAGGCAAGTATTCATGGTTCAATTTTTTGTAAAAATAAGTCTTTGAATATTGTTTGAGTTAATTACTTTTGTTGCAAATAATAAGATGAAGCACTTAGGATTATTTGAAGGAATAGGCGGTTTTAGCCTTGCTGCTCGGTGGATGGGTTGGGAAACGCTTGCCTGGTGTGAGTGGAATGAGTTTGGTCAGAAAGTATTAAAGCATCACTTCCCAGAAACAGAAGGCTTTGGAGATATTACAAAAACAGATTTTACAAAATATGCAAACAGAATTGATATTCTCACAGGAGGCTTCCCCTGCCAACCCTACTCCGCAGCCGGAAAACGACTTGGCAAAGAAGATGAGAGACACCTCTGGCCGGAAATGCTTAGAGTCATTAGAGAAGTTCAGCCAAGTTGGGTCGTGGGCGAAAATGTTCTCGGCCTTGTTAATTGGTCAGGAGGGTTGGTATTCCACGAAGTGCAAGCTGACCTGGAAGCTGAGGGGTACGAAGTATTCCCGTTTGTACTGCCAGCTTGTGCCGTCAACGCTCCCCACAGACGAGATCGGGTTTGGTTTGTTGCCAACCGTAACGACAAAAAACGTAACGGGAGGGGCTGTGCAAGTGAACGAACGAGGCAAGAGACAGAATATAGGAGGAACGGAGTTTTCGGCACAACTTCACGATTTAGCGAAGTCGGGTATGCTTCCAACACCAACGGCAATGGATTCAACCAATGCAACGGCCAATATGAAATCAACACAAGTAAAGGAGGGGAGTATGCATTCGGTAACGCTAACAAGGGCAATGTCAATGGGAATGCTGCCGACTCCAAGGGTAAAAGGACATGGGAACAGTCATCAAAGAATAGAAGAGGGGAGGATAGACGATTTGACAACTATGGCAAGGTTTGGGATGCTGCCGACACCAACAGTGCAGGATGGCAACAAAGCGACCAAGAAATGGAGGGAGGATCATCAGAACAATCTCACAGCTCACGTTTTCAACAAAATGATGCCAACACCAGCGATGAGCAACTACAAGGGAGCAAGCTCAACAGAAGCATTAGCAGCCAGGGGAAGGCTAAAGCCTATAGCGGACAATTTAGCGGATCAATTTGCAGTCAGTGGGAAGAGTTCCCAACTCAACCCCCCATTTGTTCTGGAGATGATGGGCTTTCCGCCAGACTGGACGGAATTACCTTTCCTAAATGGAGAAACGAATCAATAAAAGCAGCAGGTAATGCTATTGTACCTCAGGTTGCGTTTCAGATATTTAAATCAATTGCGGAATATGAATTACTTCAATCCAGTTGAGCCTCTTTTCTCGGCCAAGGTATATTGTAGCTTGGTTATCGGATGCAGTTGATGCCTGCAACCCCAACCACCACAGTAGGCGAAAATGGTTGTCTTTGTAGTACCTGCTTTGCGACCATCCCAATTCCCTAGGTTAGCCCAATTCTCAACCTCAGACTTCTTAAAATATCGCCCTGCTCTGGCCCTGCAAAACTGCCGGGAATCTTTAATCAATGTTCCGGCATAGAAATAAAAAGAAAGATTCAAATCAGCAGCGATGGTGTTGTCATATTCCCTGCTGAAGGTCATAATTGCGTCCGAGGTCGTTTGCTTAATATATCTGTTCAAGTATGCCTTTTCAGCTTCCGTGCCTTCTATGAACTCTTTTAGGGTCTTCTGAAGCAATGTCCGGTTGGTAGTTCCTGATGCATTGGCTTTTAAGACATTTTGTATTGCGTCTGCAAAGTTATTCCTGATGCCTGAACCAAGAAGCATATCCTTTGTGATCTCGACATTAGCTTTGAGGATTTCCTGATACAACACCTCTTTCGCATTGAACCCGTCAATGAGTTCACTAAAGTAAAGGTCAGATAGTTTCTTAAGGTCTTTGAAGCCATCCAGAACCCGACCAACTTCTTTTACGTATTCAGGATTGGTGACAATGACATTGGTCAATTGTGTTTTCAGTCCGATGATGGCCCGGATGTTTGCGGCCCTTTTCTTCGGGTCAAGTGGCAGGTCGTTTGTTAGTTCAATAACTTGATCGGATAATCCTTTGAATATATCAGGCAGTCGGGAGTTCATGCCCTCTTCCAGTTCAGCCTGAAGAGTCTGAATCCTTTTGATTATATCAAGTTGTTTCTCGGTCATTCTTCAGGCATCAAAGTAACCAATCCGGCTTTGATCTCTTTTTGTTTAGCGATTGCCATTGCCTTGACATCGGCTCGTTGCTTTGGCCTTGGCTCATTAATCCAATCCATATCGGCTTCTATCAACTCCGTGATAAATGAATTAAGATAGGCAGATGTGATGTAGTCAAGTTCAGTACATCCCATTGAATCCTTAAGGATAAGTTTCTCCTCGGTGGTCATGAATTGCAAAGGATCGAGGGCTGTCTTAATTTTTAAAACTTTCAATTGATAGCTATTTTCACCAAAAACTTTCTCAGTATATTGGGCAGTAAGGCCCATTGTAATGATTGGATCAAACTGGTTTCTGATGGCCTCAGAAAGGTTGGTAGAAAGGACGGATGTAGTCAGCACATCATAGTCTGACGGGATTACTACCTTCGGCTTATTGGCCTCGATCTGATCCAATGTCAAGAGCCTTGACTCTATTTCCGTCCGGTATCGTTGCAGGAATATGGCAAAGGATATTTCTTCAATCAGATAGCCAAGGTGAACGGCAACCTGAAAAAAGAAGGTGTTTAATTCCTTTCGGTCGTATTGTTTCGCAACTCCCGATTGAGCCGCAGGAACATTGGCTAACAGTTCGATTCCGATTGCCTGAAAGCCTCGGTAGATGTCATCATCAATGTCCTTCTTTTGGGCATCAAGAGCCGCAATGTCCAATTGAATATATCCGGCAGGTGGACCAGTTGGATATTGAACATCTGGATTGGTTGCGTTCTTCTTCTGAAGATTTATCTCGATGGTGGCGAACGGTGAACCCTCTGAACCCAGTCCGTTTCCGTTACAGCTTCCACAAGTTCTTTGTGTATTGTCCTTTCCTGATAACAAGCCTGATCCGTTACAGGTCTTGCATGGGCTGTTTTTATAACGCCAAAAGATCGGATTGGAATGCAAGGCTTTATTAACCAACAAATCATCATTGGTAAACAAGGCATCATTCCATGCAGGGAGGCAAGGAGTAAGGATTGAATCATAAACGATTTGACCATCTTCAATTTCACAGATAACCGACCCAACCGAATAGATTGGATATTGCAGGAATTGATAAGGTGCGATGAATGTATCAAACACATCCTCGCTTCCGTTGTACGGTCGAATCTGACGTACCAGAACCAGACCTTCCATTGAGATGGCTAGGAACTGGTCGTACTTCCGTTGAACCTTGTCCCCGTCCTTATTTTCGTATTGATCCAGTTTGAAAATGATTCCACCGTCAGCCTTGTAGACGATGTGTTCTTCTTCGAATACTTGCGGATATGGTTTCTCCCAATTGATGAATTGTTCATTGCCCGGTGTTGGGTCTTCAATCCATGATTCCAGATCAGGACCGACAAAAACCACCGAGTTTGGGTTCTCCAGGTATTTGGAAAGGCCCAATGAGAAAGTCCATGTTTCAATTGAACCGAACTTTGGCAGGTTCTCCAAACAATACTTGGAAGGTAACCCTTTCGGGTTGCTTTCACTTATCCCGATGTCGGCAAAGTCATTCTTAAAAAGGATTTTGAAATCATCAGCCTGTTGAATCTTTTGCAGGGTCGTATAAACCCGTCCGGTTGCCGTTCTGGTCTTGGGTTGCCATCGTTCCTTCCGGTAGATTTTCATCCAATCCTGCTCACCCGGATGCTGCACACGCAGCAACTTCTTCGGGTAGTCTTCATCAAAGTGCGGCTCAAGTTCATCCGCAATCTCACGGATTTCATGGATGTACTCTGATTTGCCCTCTCTGATTTTATCTTTCGAAAGGAGCTTGATAATACCCAAAAGAAGTTGCTCGTTCACGTGGTTATGCAGTTACAGTTACTGATACATCAAGAGTTCCAAAGATACATCCGGCTTCGTTGGATGCAACTACGGTCAAGACATAATCCCCAACAACTTGCGGATCAATGTCAAGTGA